AAATGGGGATAATGCGCGGTGACGGCAGTAATAAAATGAAAGACTTTGCTTCTACACCTGAAGACGGAGACTATTCAGATATATTTGAAAGTTTCATTGATTCTTTCTCACCTTCTGGTAATATATTTAACACAAAAGCAAAAGCGAAAGAACTGATAAAGAAAAAAATAGCAAAACAGGAAATGATGGAAATGGACTGGGAATCACAATTTAGAGGTGGCAATATACACGGATACAGAAGGGGTGGAACGAGTATGCGTGATTACCCACAAAGAGACACAAATAAAATAACACCTAAGCGTAAACCTCCTATGAGACAACCATCTGGATTTAATATGGAAGGCGTTTTAGATTCAATGGCATTTGTTGAAAGTACAAATAACCCTAGAGCTATAGGACCACGAATTAAAGGTAGAAATGAAAGAGCTCATGGTATGTATCAAATACTTCCATCAACTGCTAGACAACCAGGGTATGGTGTTCAACCTTGGACTAACTTTTCTAATGAATGGGATAAAGGAAGTAAAAGCCGTGATTTTGCAAGAAGTTATCTTCAAGCATTACTAGATAGCAATAAAGGTGATTGGAATAAAGCTATTAGTCAATATGGCGGTGATTCAGGAGGAGTAAACTACTGGAATAAAATTGTAAGTAATTATAAAGGGGATCCTATTCATTATAACAAAGGAGGCATGGCAGAAAAATTTTCTGTCGACGATGCAGTGGCAATGATTCGTGCTAACCCACAAAGTTTTGTCGGTGGAGGACTAGTCAAAAAAATGGCACCAAAGGTCCTAGGTAAATTAACAAATTTTAAACCTAAAATAGCCGGTGACATATATAAACCACCAAAAGGACCATACACAATAACAGATGAAGGCGGTGTGAGAGTATTAGATAAAACTTTTAAAAATTTAGATGAAGCACAAGGAGCTTTAAAAGAACTTGCAGGTTTAAGAACGACAGATGCTTCAAAATTTAAAATATTTGGTAAACGACCACCTAAAACAGAAGAAGGAGTAAGTAAAGGTGCACCCCAAGTAGATCTTGGTATGGTAGGTAAAAAACTACCACCAGAACAACCAGGTGCAATGTTCTGGGGATCAAGAGAAAAGATTATTGGCGCACCGTCAGAATCTATGACTGGTGATCAATGGTTACAATACATGCAATTAGGAAAACACGGCATACTAAATCCAAAAGGATACCCTATTATAAAACACATGGAATTAAACGATACAGGATTAGCGACACATTTATCACGCAGTGGTAAAAAGACTATTTCCAAAGAACAACTAGTAAAAGACTTTGATGATAAATTGGCACCAGATATAGACGTAGCTGTTCTTGGTGGCGAGCAAAAAAACTTAAATGCACTCAGAAAAATAGATAAAATAAACCTTCAAGAATACCGCGAAGGACCTCTTAAGAATGTATTTACAACACTAAAGAATAGAAGAGCACTTCTTGAGGAGTCAATATCAAATAACAATAAAGAGAATATAGTAAAGAATATTGATGCAATTGAAAATTCAGTGTTTGATAATTTAGGTGTGGCAAATTCTATTACAAAAGGATTTCCACAAAAATTTCCATTTGAGTTAAAAAAACCACTTCACGATATAGCACAAGTTTCAGGTGCAAGATTAGCTGGCTTTAAAAAATATGCAAGAGATGTTCAATATAGAAATCAACAAACATTAGGTGGTGGTGAGAATTACCGTGAATTTTTATTTAGATCTAGTAATAAACCAGGATCAACGCGTGCAGTAGAACCTGTAAGAGCATATGATGATTTAGGAGGTTCCCACTTTGCATCATTAAGTGGAAAGGATAAATCAGGTGGATTTGTTCACATGCGTACATCAGATAGAACTGATGAGTTTGGTAGAAGAATACTACATATAGAAGAAATACAATCTGATATGCACCAGCCAATAAATGCAGCGACAAGATCATTAAAGAAAAAACATGCAGATTGGGCGAAAGCAGGAAAGACACCTGAAGGTGAGTATGCTAAGATGAATAAACACCAACAAAAAGAGTATAATGAATTAGTTTCAAGATCTAAATATGCACCACGCGGTGATGTTATGAAAGAGGTTGATGATGTTAATGAAGATCAATTAAAATTAATTTTATCTAAAATAGAAGAATTATCTGCTAAACCTCAAACAAAACAAACACAAATTAGAATTGCACGTTTGAATAGAGAACGCGCAAAAGTAAGAAAAATTATCGCTGATAAGCGTGCTAAAATGGCGGAAGGTAAACATAGTAATGTTCCTCAAGGACCACTTAGTAAAACAGAAGATTATAATGAATTTGTAATAAAATATGCAACTAAAGTTGCGCAAGAAGGTGGATATGACGGTGTAACTATTTCAAGTTCTGCAATTAAAAATAGAAGTTTAAATCCAACAAATAAAGACTTTATGGGCAATATTGTGGCATACGGACCAATGGCAGAAGGTGCCATGAAAAAAGCAGCAAAGAAAAGTGGTGCAAAATTTATTAAAACTGCTATAATAGATGATAAAGGAAAAGGATGGGAAGTTCCAATGATCTGGCTTGATGAGGCGTCAAAGTTTAACGTTCAAAAAGGATTACCTATCTACAAGAGAGGGGGAATAGCTGTCAATGGCTGATAAAAATAATAATAACAACATAGATAAAGCTCTAGAGGCACTTACAGGTGCATTAGAAATAGAACCAACTGGTGAAGAAGTAATATTAGATCAAAAAAATGTTGCCTTTGAACCGGACGTAGAATTACTAGATGATGGTGGTGCAGAGATCAATACAGATCCAAATGCTCCAATAGATACATCACAAATACCACACAACGCTAATTTAGCAGAATATATAGATGAAAATGATTTAAGTAGTTTCTCTTCAGATCTACTAGCAGAATTCGAATCGGATCGTGATTCAAGGAAAGATTGGGAAGATACCTATATCAAAGGCCTTGATATGTTGGGCTTCAAATATGAAGACCGCACACAGCCGTTCGAAGGTGCATCCGGGGTCGTACATCCCTTACTCGCTGAATCTGTTACACAGTTTCAAGCCCAAGCGTATAAGGAACTTCTCCCCCCAAGCGGCCCCGTTCGTACCCAAGTTGTAGGCATGTCAACACCTGAAGTAGAAGATCAGGCAAAACGTGTCCAAGAATTTATGAATTACCAGATAACAGAGGTAATGCAGGAATACGATCCAGATATGGATCAATTATTATTCTATTTACCCCTTGCTGGTTCAGCATTTAAAAAAGTTTATTATGATGGACTAATGAAACGTGCATGCGCAAAGTTTGTTGCAGGTGAGGATTTAGTTATCAATTATATGGCAACAGATATAGAAAGTGCTGATCGTATAACACATATCATTAAGACTAATGGCAATGATATTAGAAAACAACAATTACAAGGATTTTACCGTGATATTGAACTCGCAACTGGACAAGTTGATACAGATGATGTTGCGGATAAAGTAGACGAATTAGAAGGATCAGAAAAGAATTATGCTTCAGGTGATGAGGAACATATAATATTAGAGATGCATGTTAATGCAGATGTTCCAGGATTTGAAGATGATACTGGAGTTAAACTTCCTTACATTATTTCTGTTGATCAATACTCAAGAGAAGTTTTATCAATAAAAAGAAACTGGAAAGAAGGAGATCCAAACTTTGCAAAGAACAATTATTTTGTACACTACAAGTTCCTCCCAGGCCTAGGCTTTTACGGCTTTGGTCTAATACATATGCTAGGTGGGTTGTCAAGAACTGCAACAAGTGTTTTGCGGCAGTTAATTGATGCAGGTACTCTTGCCAATCTGCCAGCAGGATTTAAGGCACGTGGTATGCGTATACGTGATCATGATGAGCCTTTACAACCAGGTGAATTTAGAGACGTGGATGTAACAGGTACATCTATTAAAGAATCTTTATTACCACTTCCTTATAAGGAACCAAGTGCAACATTATTTCAATTATTAGGATTTGCAGTTGATGCAGGTAAATCATTTGCAGCAATAGCAGATATGAAAATGGGTGAAGGTAATGAACAAAACCCTGTTGGAACAACACTTGCTTTAATTGAACGTGGTACAAAAGTTATGAGTGCAATTCATAAAAGATTACACTATGCACAAAAAATAGAATTTAAATTACTTTCGAAAGTATTCCAAATTTATCTTCCACCACAATATCCATACATGGTTGTTGGTGGAAATCAAATGATTAAACAATCTGATTTTGATGAACGTGTAGATGTTATTCCAGTATCAGATCCAAATATATTTTCAATGGCACAACGTGTAACATTGGCACAACAACAATTGCAATTAGCATCAGCTGCACCACAATTACATAATTTACGTGAAGCATATAGAAGAATGTATGATGCAATGGGAGTGGATAATGTAGAAGCAATATTAAAACCCGATCCAGATATGCCTGAACCAATTAGTCCGGCAATGGAAAATTCTGGTGCTATGCGAGGTTCAAATCCAAAAGCATTTCCAATGCAAGACCATATGGCACATATAGAAGCGCATGCTGAATTTATGTTTACAAGAATGGTACAGATTAATCCGCAGTTATACGCAATGCTACAATCACATGTATCAGAGCATATTGCATTAATTGCAGGACAGCAAGTACAAGAAAAGTTTAAACCACAATTTGATCAGCTTCAACAACAGATGCAACAGGCACAACAAAACCCTCAAGCGATGCAACAATTGCAACAGCAACAGGATCAATTGGTAAATCAACAAGCATCTGAACAAGCTAAGATAGAAGCACAAATGACTAAACAATTAGCACAAGATGAAGAAGCTAGAATAAGCCGTGAGCAACAAGATCCACTTGTTAAATTAAAACAACAAGAAATTGATCTAAAAGCAATGCAAACTCAAATGGAGATGCAAAAAGATATGATGGTAGATTCAGCTAAGATGGATCTTGAAAGAGATAAGCTAGAAGCTGATACAAGTATTGACTTGATGAAAGTTGCGGCTGATGCTAATAGGGATACAAATAAAGAAGATTCAGCAGAAGCAATGGCTATTCTAAAAGAAAACATGGCAGCTACGAGAGAGGCTATGAAAAATCAAACATCTGAAAGAGTTGCAAAATCGAGGGGCAATGGAACAGGATCCAAAACGACTACTACAAAAGCTAAGTGACACTATGGTTAAAATAGAAGAAGCAGCGGAAGGCGAAATAAAGAGTAGCGAAGATTATTTACAAGTATGTGGTGCTTTAATGGCAGTCACAAGGAATATGTATGAAAAAGCTTTAGGATCAGAGCAGACACAGCAAATGTTTTTAGCTGTAGCAGAAAGTTTTTCTGCACATGATGAAATTTTACGGGCCTTCAAAAATGCAAGACCCACAATTCACTAGGAGGAATAATGCCAAACGTAGGTCAAAAAAAGTTTCCATACACTTCGAGTGGTGTTCAACAAGCACAAAAGCATGCTCGTTCAACAGGACAGAAAATGCAAATGAAGAAAGGTGGAAAGGTGAAAAAGTCATACCGTAAGGGTGGGCTGAAACGAAGTAAATAGGAGGTAAACATGAATTTATTA